GTGCAAACTATGTGCAAATGATACATAAGCTAACTCCTTTTGATTTTCTAAATACGCTTTTATCGTTTTCATTTGTTATCTATTAAGTTCATATATCTTTCTTTTAGTTGGTCAAATTCTTCCTGTAGCTTTTCGTGTTTCTGTAGCAACTGATAATACTTGTCTAACTGCTCAGTATAATTCTTACGCAATTCCGCTAACGTTGTGTATGTATTTTCAGATTCGTTCATAATAATTCAAAATCTCCATTCAAATAATCTTCGTAGTCTTCTCCTACATTCTCAATCAAACGTTGCTTACAATGCTTTATAGTGTGAAATATAGACGTTACAGATATTTTAGTTAACGCAGATAACTCACGCATAGAATGATTGTTTTCTTTATATAACTTAAACAACATCGTATCGTACCAATGCCAAGAATCTATCTCCATATAAATCTTTAATTCAATATCGTTTTTAGCTTTCTCTATTCCGCTAACGTCAATATCCTTTATATCTAAAGCATCGTTTACAGTTACCTTTTCAATCTTAGATTTTTGCTTACAGTAGTCTACATAAATATTACGCAGTACAAACCATATAAAACCTTGATTTACTTGTCCGTCTTTTATTATCTTTTCTGGGTTCGTGTATTTGTAGATTCTTAAATACATCTCCTGCACTATGTCTTCTGAGTATCGGTCTTCTCCAAAGGATTTAACTACCGATATAAAGTGCTTGTGGTGCTTTGCTACCGATGCTAACCACTCCGAACTATTTTCAGTTGTCTTCGTTTCTATACAATCGGCTAATAACATACACCCAAATTAAATCTATAACCTTATAAACATATTTCATTCTTCAGGGTTTAGCCTTATAAAAGCCATACCATCATACATATAATTTAAGAACCAATCACAAGTACGTCTATTCATACGATACTTCCTGTGCATTTCGTCTTTTACTATCTTCCTACCCATATATCATACATAAAGATGCTCAAAGCTATCAAATTCAATGCACCAATTACTAAAAATATTACTGCTAAATTAAAATATTCCATCTTAAATGCTAACATACTTAGTCCTAACATAAAAAATGCTTGAATCAAAAGGTATATAAATATTATTTCTCGTTCCATAATCTTTCGTAATAATTTTGTTTCTGCAAAGATAGATTTTCTTTTGATAAATCAGACGGCTTTAAATAAGACGTTTTAATCGTACTTCTTTCTATTGGGTATACTTTGCTATTACTATCAGTAGAAAGTGCCTTAGAAACGAGTAAAACAAGTATTACGCTAAATACAACAAACATTGTAGCGTGATAGATTTTTAGTTCTGTGCTTTTCATAGTTTTTGTATTTCGTGTTTGACATCTAGTAGCCATTGATGAGCCAAACTCCCCTCATTGATGTATAAGCCATTTCTAAAATCAAGCATCTCATCTATTGCAATTAATGCACATTGTTTTCTTTCTATTGACATTAGTCCACTTGGTAAATTAAACTTATCAACTAACTCTTCTGCTTTCTCTTTCGGTGTCATAATTCTATCCCTCCATCTTTAGCCATCTCCCACAATTTATCACGCGCATCCTGTAACGCATTATATGCATCATCGGTTATATTGTCTTCCCATTTAAGTCTTCCTCTTAAATATTGGTCGAACTCGTGAAGCACTACGCTCATATCTACTGCCTTGTTTACAAGATTATACTCGTGTGCGTCTTCTGGTAGGTTAAATTCTAATATTGCTTTCATATCAGTCTCTATTATTCCAATTGTTTAACACATCTATAATTTCTTCCCAATCAATTTGGTCTCTCATCTGCGCTTCGATTGCGTTGCATTCTTCCTCTGAGAAAACATAAGGATAGTAAATACCTGTGATGCCGTTCCATTTCGCTCCTTGAATGCTTTCAAAGATAAACTCTGGTGTGTCAGTTGCTAAATCATAGCCGTAACTATACTCGGCTTTAGCTGAGAATATCTCTATTACTCCTTTTGCGTAGACGATTTCTAATTCAAACTCTTTCTGAGTTCCTGTAAAGTTTTGGATTTCTACTTTCATAATTTTTCTGTTTTGTTGGTTCAAATATATATTTAATTTTTAAAGTCTTTTATCTTTTGCTTATATTTTTCTATTATCTCTTTTAATTCTTCTCTTGTAAACTTTCGTGTTTTCATCGCATCAGCGCTTAAACGCTCGAATTCGTGAAAACCTAACTTAACTAAAAGATTTTCACGGTAAGGTAAAAGGTTGCCAGATAAAAACGAATTGCAATACTCACATTGAAGATGCACATTACGCTCATCAAACCTTACGTTGAAGTGTCCACCTGCTGAATAGAAATGTCCTGCATTCGGTTTTTTAGGTTTTTTACCGCAGCTTATGCATAAATTACCCTCGTCTCTTAACCTGATATACTTATTAAATACTTGCTGCGCTACTTTCATTAAATCTTGCACAGTAGTTAGTTCGTCTTTTAGTATCTTCTTACGTTCTTTCCACGCTTGGCTTTTCTTCTGGGTAGTTTGTTCAATAGCACAACTTAACGAGCAGGTGCTTTGTGCAGTAGTGTATATCGGTGTAAATTCGTTTTTACATACCTTGCATTTCTTAGCTTTCATATTTTTATGGCATTATGTATAGAAATTAATGTATATGTCTTTTCAATCTTGTTATTATTTTCAAATTCTGTTTGTTTAGGCATTGAATTATCAGTAATCCAATTTGGTTTTATATCATTTATATTGAAAACAAATATTCCTTCTGGTGTTGAATTTATATAAAGAGCCTTGCAATTCATTTTGTTTAAACTATCATATTTAATTTTCTCTAACATCAAATTATCGTAGTGTTTATTTCTACATTTTAACTCAATTACGCATTTATATGTTGAACTAAAACAATCATAACTTGAAAATTTATCTTCGCATTTTGTTAAATCGTATATATAATATTTTTTTAAATAATTAAATAATTGTTCTTCATTCATAACAACTGTTTAAATTCATTATTTTCTCGCTTTAATTTTAAATACTCTGTATGATACTGAGCAAGTCTTTTAATTAGCTGCTTATTCTCGTCTTCCATAGCACTTAAAGTATCTCGTGTTTCACTCATCCATATTTCGTATTTCTCTAAGGTTTCTATTAAATCTTTTCTGTGTTCGTGTTTATCTCGTAAATCGTGTAGAGAAAGTCGGATGCTTCCTATAATCGCATTTAAGGAAGTCTTAGCGTGTATTACATCAAATAAATTCATCTGTTTTGTTTTAAAGTCCACAATATCCAGAATCGCAATCTTGAAAGTCTTCATCAAATAAGTCTAATTGCAATCTGTGATTTTTAATTTTTTCGTAAGTTATTCCACTTTTAAAAGTACAGTTGTTTTTTTGTTCTTGCTCAATAAACCAATCAAATTGTTTACTTGCCTTCTCACTCATATACTTTAACATCAATTCGTTTCTATGAAAACAACCTACGCAATTGTTTCTGTAAGCAAATCTTACGGGTTTATCTTCCCAATACTTTTCTATTTTATCTTTAAAAATTGCATCCTTAATTAAAGGAAATTCTACTTTTCTATATGGAAGTTCTTTCCATTTATTCCTTCCGTTTTTTTCTCCTACCTTAAACTTAAAACTTTCTATTCCATCTACCGCTCTTTCAATCATAGTTTTTGCTCGGCTCATTTCATTTGCTCTAAATCCAATTCTCATTTCTAAAGGAAGTTCAATATTTTCATAGCACCATTGAGCGATAGGTTTCACTTTCATATCTACCGTACAGTATCTTGTCATTTGATTAGGTAAATAATTTTTACCATTTGCCATCTTATAACCTGCTATTACCTCATCGAAAGTATTATCACTTAACCATACTATTTCTTTGCCTATAAATTGTTCTAAATCAAGTATTGTATAGATAATAGTATCTTCTTCTAAAGTTCCTATAAAATCGTGTCCTATTTTGTCGCTTACAATTTGTCTAATTTTCGCGTCAGGGAATAAACATTTTTTATCGTTTGTTCTTACTAAAGCAAATACATTGTAATCAGCAGGATAATTGGCTGCAATATATGCAGATGTTTTACCACCACTTAAACTGTTTACTCTCTTCATATTCCTAAAGCATTAATTCCTTCGCAGGTAAATTTAGTTCCGTATTCTAATCTAAATAATACGGGTTTATTTGCAAATGTAGGCATTCCACCTGTTTCTGTTTCTTTAACCTTCTTAACGTGTATCTCTGTAAACATCCAATGTGATTCGTGTGCTGGGTATCTGTGTATAACTAAGAAGTCATCTGCTCTATTTCCCCATTTACCACCACCTTCTGCATCTGCCATACTTGGGGGGGTAGGTAAGCCATTGTATTCTCCGTCTTTATGTGTCTTTCTTAAAGCATCTGTAGCAGCGTGAATACATAAATAAATAGTTGTGTTCGTCTTTTTAGCAAATAACCTTAGCCTCGTAGCCATCTCGTAATCGTAATCGTGTGCATTGCTTCCTTTAGGTCTTATAAAAGAGTTGTGAGGGTCAATCATTAAAGCATCGTAATTACCTAATTCCTGTACTTGCTTCATAAACTCGTCAATTGTCCACGCTCTCTGTGCATCTATAAAATCAAAGTGAGATTCAATAAAGTTTTTATAGTTGTCTAGTTCAGATTCAAACATATCCTTAATCTTTTTACCAGCACACAACTCTATCAAATTACGCTTGATTCCAAACACGGAGTTCTCAGAAGAGTAAATTAGGTGTTTAAGGTTGTATTTAACCGACATAGTAAGTAAGTACCATAATACCCAATAAGTCTTACCTACGTTAGCGTGTCCTAAAATAATGTTAAACGTACCTTCTTTAAATCTTAAATGGTTGTCTAAGTCTATACTTATTCCCTTACCTAAAGGAATCTTATCTTGTCTGAGTAACTCTAATAACTCATCTTGGCTTCTATGGTTAACTATCATTTCTTTTTGTTTATGGAATAACCATCTACTCCTATGTCAGAATTCCAATGAGGAATAGGTTGTTTATTTATATCTTTTACATTATCATTTACATTTACATTATCAGCTATTTTTGCTATAGTAGAAATGCGTTTGCTATCGTTTGCTATGTTTTGCCATCTTTTATTAGCACCTGCCTTACCTGCTTCACTCCGTTTTTCCTTAGTTTCTTCAAACTTAATTAAATCTCTTTTCAGTTGTTGTTTAATTGGAGTGAAAGCTAAATTGATAATTAAATCCTCTGATACAGGATTCTCATCGTTTACGTAGGCAAAGATAAATTTTATCAATTCTCCTGCCTTTTCATTTGGTAGTTGTTCAAATAATGCTTTTTGGTCAGCATATAAGATAAATCCTTTCTTGTCTTTAGCCATAATTATAATATTAAATAAAAAACCCCATCAAATCCAGAGCGTCCTACTTCTCCTTCATTGACAGGGTCAATAACTTTTTTAAGTTCTTATAATGTAGGACGAGAACTATGTCACAAATATAATAAAATTTGGGACTAAAAAGGCAATCCAGAACTTTCGTTTCTAATCTTATCCGAAGTATTTTCCATCTTTTTAAATGGTTCTTGAATCTTACCCGAGAAGAACTTACCTGCTTTCCCATCTTTAACCCATAGACTAATTTCTAATTCTCTTCCGTCTACGTTTATAGTACCTCTATAGTCAGGATGTTTCTCGTTTTCTTTCTTGTTATTCTTAAAAATAACTGCCGTGTTGGTGTTGTCGTAACTCATTTTTACTTTTGTTTTTAAATTATACTTTTTAATTGCTCGTAGTAGTTTCTACAAAGTTCTACCTTCTCTTTAATTTGTTCGATAGCTTGTTCGTCTCTTTCTACGATGAATCTTTTAATTCGTAGGTTGTTAGGAATATGATTAAATGTGTGTTGGCTCTGTACCGCTTCACGCAAATCTAAATCCTCATCTATTAATCCTGCTTTCCAATGCGCTCTGCGAACCTCATCTTCTACGATTTGATGCGGTGTATTCATTAAGCAGTAAACTAATTCAGCACTATCCATTCCGGTAAGAAACATATAACCTTGCAGTTGCCAAAAATAATCTTTATTCTTTAACTCAGTATCGAATAACGGAAACGTAGAACCATCCCAAGAGCATTTTATATCAGCAAGTAAGTCTTTTGTAATTACATCGGGTTCGCCTGTGAGCCATTCATTATTATATCGTTCCGTGTTTTTAACTACAAACTCCCACCCTAAGACTTGACCTGCAAACTCTATTGCCTCATCTTCCATCTGTAAACCTTTATCTGTATATCTACTCCAAAACTCTTTAGCTATTCCCAACTCCTTTTCTTTAAAGTAATCTTGAATATAAGTCTTTGCAGTTTCAGATAGAACCTCTCCCTTTGTTCTGGGAGAAGTCATTATCTTACCTATTGCGCTACATCTAATCTTCATCAGTATCTAAGGCTAATTTTGTTTCTACTCTTGTAATTGTAAATATCTTCAATAACAGTTTTATACTGCTCACGATTAGCACAATCTACCATTGCTGTTGGTTGCAATCTTAATTTGTGCATAAACTCGTTAAAATCAAATGTTTCTTTTTGAAGTAGCCCCATCATTGTTTGAACAAAACTTGTACGATTATAACCTAAATAATAAGATTTTATCATTCGTATTTTGTTAGCCATATCTTGAGCCAAATCAATATCTCCACATCTCCACGTGCCCTGCTCAAATATTTGTGCTGAACCATCTAATTTTACACCGCAAGATATTTGTATTGCTAAACTTCTTGATGAGCCGCTTCCAGTATTTTGACATAATGCAATGCAATCTGAAAAAACATAGTCATCATTTTTTATTGAAAATTCACGTAATTTAATATAAGATTCAATTCCCATATTAGCGTATCCCTCCATAAAATCTTTTTTAGTCCAATTCTTTTGATTAAGATTTAACGTGTGAACTTCATTTAATGAATATCCATTTACAATAATGTAATAAACAAATGATTCAGCTTCTTTAGCAGCCATTAAACGATGTTGTCCATCTATTACTTCCATTCGTTCATTAACTAAAATTGGGTTACACTTCATTCCATAAACACGAATTGAATCAGCTAATCGCTTAATGTGCTGTAAATTTGGAATTCTGTTTCCGTCAATTTGTTTGAACATTGACAAATTGTTTGTTTTGTAAACCTTGTTTACTTCTTTTCCTTCTTGCACTTGGTTACTATTCTTCGCCATTGGTGCTGTTGTTGTGTTAAACATATTTATTTGTTTTTATTGATTACTAATTATAACAATAACATTGCTTTGGTTTGTAACTCAGTTAATTCATATCCTTTCAAAGCATTCTTAAATTGTTCAGTAGTTAACTCTCCGTTTGATACTTTAGCAAGTCCTGATTCAAAACGCTCTTGAGGAAATAACTTACTTACTGCTTCTCGTGCCGTGTTTCCATCGTCATCCACCGCCTGTAAACTTAAAAGCGTCTGTAAACTTCCTCTTCGGTAGTAAGTAATCGAAGCAATTAATTTTTGTGGGTCGGTAATCATTGGGAGAACTAAACTGCTTTCTATCTTGTCTCCGTTTTCAATGTCTATTATCTGAGTACACACCTTGCCGTCTAAGATGGGTTGTAAGAGTATTAAACCGTGTTTTAATAGGATTGGTTCAGTAGCTTCTAAAATAGCGTTTAAATCAGCGTATTTTGATTTAAAGAAAGGATTGTTACTTCCTTTAGTAACTTTACCTATCTCTTGCTTTGCTTTCCATAGCTTAGTGTAGATAGTTTCGCTTTTCGGTAGAACGTCTACCACTTCTTCTTTTTTCATAGTTATCTGTTTTTAATTGTTTACAAATATAATACTTTTAAACATATAGCATACCTTCAGCAGCTAATTTTTTTTTAATTAATCGTTCTAAATAAATTAAAGAGTTCTTTTCGTTCTCGCTTGAATCGTTTGAGTAAGGTACGCTCAAGTCTATGCAGTTCATTATCTTATCAATCTTTTCTTTTAGCACATAATCAAATCCGTTATTTGCTTGTCTAACTACTTTTAAAGCGTGAATAACTGTGCTATGGTCTTTGTCAAAGAACTTACCTGCTTTGCTCAGGTGCATATTTTCTATTGCTAACCAAACCATACCTAACTGACGCCATTGCATTACTTCTCGTTTGCGTGATACTTGGCGAAGATACTCCAGAGAGAAAGGACAAGCTATTAAAAAATCCTCAAAAACGAATCTTGTATTTTTAGGAAATGAGTTCTTTGTGTCTGTAATTGATTGTATGTTATAATTCATTTTTTTGGTTTTATATATTTGATAAAGTAATCACATTCCCCTTTTTCGTTAGGGTTTATATCTGCGTATGTTTGCCAATATTTAGATGGTTCTGCCATATACCGGTAACATTCTTTCTTTAGTTTGCAAGTTTCATTTTTGCACATTGCTATATCTGGCATCTTATATCTCGTTTATATCTGTTATTAAACCTTTCCATAATTGGAATTTATCTTTAGCATCTGACTGAGTGTGTGCGCTTACAATTAAGTAACGTTCTTCCCATCTCTTTAGCTTTACCTTGTATGTTATCTTAAATCGTTTCATCTTTCTTTATGTTTTTCCAATCCGACATTTTATTGTTTACTCTAACTCTATATTTATAAACTGATGGTCTTGCACATTCAATTATAAATTCTCCTTTAAACCATTCGTTATCGTGTTTATGTGCAAAGTCACTAAAGCATCCGCTAACCATAACTTTGTCTCCTTTTTTAAATTCTTCCATAGCTTTTTATTTCTGAGATTCTGTTAACTAATTGAGCGTTATAGTTGTCCCAATATCTTTTTAAGTCTCCGTGTCTTACTCCGTTGTTAGGGATGAACTCGTTTTCTAATGTAGTAGGCTTTAAGTGTTGGTTAAATGCCTCTGTTACTTTCTTAAATACGTTTCGTGTTTTCATAGTGAC